TCAGGATGTGGTTGCAAGATACCCTGGCACAACAGGAAACAATATTGGAGTATCGATTTGTCCAGCTGATGCCACCGCATGGGCGGCTTGGGATTGGGCAAGTCATTTTTCCGCTACACCGGGAACATCTTCGGGTGCTACTGCAGTAGGTGGAAGTAACGACGAATTACACGTAGTAGTGTATGACGCAACTGGTGGTATCACCGGAACTCAGAACGAAATTTTAGAAACTTACGAGTTTCTATCTCAAGGTTCTGATGCGAAAGATTCGTCTGGTAAAAGTAATTATGCAAAAAATGTTATCAATAATGATTCAGCATGGATTCGAATCATAGATGGACTTACTGGTCTATCTAACTTCGGTTCTGCTCTAGCATCACAGGCTTTCGACGTAACTGTTGAAGGTTCTACTGATGGAGATTTTCTATCATTACTAGATGACGGAATTGATGACAATAATTTGACTGCTGGTGTAACTACAGCAGCTTATGATTATCTCGCTGATGCAGAAACAATTGATGTTTCTCTATTGATGATGGGTAAAGTGAATTGGAGTACTACTGACTCAACAACAGTATGTAATAAGTTGATTGCAATGGCAGAAGCACGTAAAGACTGTGTTGCTTTTGTATCACCTTATTTCTCTGCCGATACGGCTGCTGAAGTTAAGACATGGGCTGGTACACTAACACACTCATCTTATGCATTTGCAGATTCTTCTGCATTATATGTGTATGATAAGTATAATGATGTATATCGTTGGTTAGGTGCGTCTGGTTCTATGGCAGGACTAAGTGCTGGTACTGATTTAAGTGCTGATGCATGGTTCTCACCTGCTGGATTTACACGTGGTAATGTTAGAAACGTTACTAAGTTAGCATACAATCCAAATCAAGCTGATAGAGATGATTTATACAAAGTTGGTATTAACCCGATTGTAACATTCCCGGGTCAAGGTACAGTTTTATATGGTGACAAGACATTACAAACTAAACCAAGTGCGTTTGATAGAATCAATGTTCGTAGATTGTTCATTGTTCTAGAGAAAGCAATATCTACTGCATCTAAGGCATCATTATTTGAGTTTAACGATGAGTTTACAAGAGCTCAATTCCGCAATATGGTTGAACCATTCTTGCGTGATGTTAAGGGTCGTCGTGGTATTACAGACTTTAGAGTAGTTTGTGATTCTACTAACAATACTGGTAACATTATTGATACCAATAAGTTTGTTGCTGACATTTATGTTAAGCCGGCACGCTCTATTAACTTCATCACACTTAACTTTATCGCCACTCGAACTGGTGTAGAGTTTAGTGAAATTGCAGGGGGTAATTAATCATGCCAAATTTATCAATAGATGATTTCAAAGGTCAGTTAATTGGTGGCGGTGCAAGAGGTAATTTATTTGCCGTTTCCTTGACATATCCAAATGGTTTGGATATTGCTTTGGATTTGGACGCTGCATCTTTTATGGTAAAGGGTGCTCAATTGCCTGGTTCTACTATCGCACCTGTGATGGTTCCGTTTAGGGGTCGTCAATTACAGGTTGCTGGTGATAGAACTTTTGAACCTTGGACAATTACTGTTATTAATGATACTAATTTCGCAGTCCGTAATGCTATGGAAGTGTGGATGGGTAGAATTAATAATCACTTAAATAACACGGGGTTGGTAACTCCATCTTCATATATGGCGGATTTGTGGGTTAAACAACTCGACAAAGATGGTACGCCAGTTAAGACGTATAAGATGACAGGCTGTTGGCCTTCAACTTTAGCGCCGATTGAAGTTGCATACGACCAAGAAGGAACAATTGAAGAATTCACAGTTGAATTCCAGATTACCTATTGGTCAGCCTTCGAAGGTGATGAGGGTGATTCTTTAACTAGATAACTACGTAAAAATCATAGGGTACTCGAAAGAGTACCCTTAATTTAGTGTATAAATACAAGTACATTAACTTAAGGGTGTAACAACACATAAAATACTATGGCAGAAAACGAAAGAAGTTTATTCGGTTTCACGATTAAACGAAAAAAAACAGCCGAGGATAAAGTCGCAAAGACGTTCAGTCGAGACGAAGAGGACGGCTCATATCAGATATCCCCGACGGGCGGTTATTTTGGACAATACTTAGATATAAACGGTGATGAGTTTAAATCTGATGTTGAATTAATATTAAAGTACCGCAATATCACAACATATCCCGAAGTAGATGCAGCGATTGAAGATATCGTTAATGAGTCTATTACTAAACCCGAAGATGGTACAGTTGTTACTTTAAACACCGATAATCTAGACCAAGCGGATAATGTTAAAAAACTAATTACAGAGGAATTTGAGAATATACTTAAAATCCTCGACTTCAACAACAAAGGTTACGATTTATTCAGACGTTGGTATGTAGATGGTAGATTATTCTATCATGTTATTATCGGTAACAAAGCCGAAGCAGGTATTAAAGAACTGAAACCAATTGACCCTACTAAAATACGGAAGATGAAAGAAGTTGAAAAGGTTAAACAACCCGGCACAGCAGTAGAGTTAATTAAGACGGTGGGGGAATACTACCTTTATACTGATGATGAACACGGAGGTGTCTCAAACGAACAAGGTTTAAAGATATCCCCAGACGCAATCATACAAGTTAACTCAGGATTACTTAACGAGAAAAGAGATAAGGTAATTGGGTATCTACATAAGGCACTCAAACCAATGAACCAACTATCTATGATGGAAGATTCAATGGTCATTTATCGTATATCAAGAGCTCCTGAAAGACGTATATTCTATATTGATGTGGGTAACTTACCGAAAGGAAAGGCAGAAGAATACCTTAACAATACAATGAACAAGTATCGTAACAAGATTGTATACGACCCAACAACAGGTGATTTAAAAGACCAAAGAGACCATAAGAGTATTATGGAAGATTTTTGGTTGCCTCGTAGGGAAGGTGGTAGAGGTACAGAGATATCAACACTCCCTGGCGGACAAAACCTTGGGGAAGTGGAAGATGTAGAGTACTTCCAAAAGAAATTATACAGGTCTTTGAACGTACCACTATCCAGATTAGAACAGGATTCCACATTTAATGTTGGTAGAACATCAGAGATTACTAGAGATGAACTTAAATTCCAGAAGTTTGTCGATAGAATTAGAATTAAATTCAATGGTTTATTCTTACAGGCACTTGAAAGACAACTTATCCTTAAAAAGATTATTGTTCCGTCTGATTGGGCTGAGATTAAATCACAGATTTTTATTGACTTCTCAAAGGATAATCATTATGCCGAACTTAAAGATACAGAGGTTTTAACTGCACGTCTTGAAGTTCTTTCAATAATGGATGAGTATGTTGGTACATATTATTCAAGAGAATGGGTTAGAAAGAACATTTTACGACAAGATGATGACTTAATAAAGGAAATTGCAAAGCAAAATGAGGAAGAACCAACTGATGAAGACGAGGATATGTAAAAAACTTATCTGAAATCGAAAATTTTATAAATATATAATACGGAGACACTATGAGTATTGACGAACTAATTAGTAATGTGAAAAAGGGGGACGCACAATCGTCCAATAATTCGTTTAATTCTATCATGGCAGATAAGATAAATTCTGCGTTGGATAGTAAAAAACAAGATGTTGCACAAAAACTATATGGAGAGGAAGTTCCTATAGAAGAACCTGCGACGGAAGAACCGACAGCAGAGGAAACGCCAAATAGTGAAAACATTTAAAGATTCGTTTAACTTAATAGTCGAAAAGAAAATGAAATTGCCTTCTGGTGAGAAGGTGGTTAAAGAACTATCTCGTTTGGGTAAAAAGAAAAACGTTGATGCGGTGATATCGAAAAAGGGTTCTTCATTCAACTTATATGTTGATGGTCAGATGCTCGATACTTTTAAATCCGAGAAAGATGCTGAAAAGGGTTTAAAAGAATTTATTAAGGTGATGGGTGTATGATAAAGATATCAGAAATCAGAAAACTTGGTGAAGGAAAAGATTATCGTTTACTAGCTCAACGCCATACAATGAATTTAAGTAAACAAGGAATAGTTGCTTTTGTTGCTGATTTATATAAAAAATTAGATAAATTAAATGCTTTAGAATCAGTAGAAGAATTTGAGGGCGAAGAATTATCAGAGGCTTGGAATGAAAAACTTTCCATTAAAGCATTAGGAGAATATCGTAAAGTATATAATATGATGAAGAAAACTGGAGTTGATAA